GTCGAGCGAATCTCCAGATCCGTGGACCGAGGAGATAAAGTCGTCATCTGGCCACAGCAGGTGACAAAGAAAGATATAAATGATATGATACTTGTGGGTCTCGATCCACAGAAGATCATAAAACAACATACCTATCAAGGTATACAAGCAAAAATAAAACTTACCGAATGGAAACGAGTATGACTGAGATCAGGGTTAAGAAACGTAATGGAAGAGGTGGTGAAGACCTCAAGCTTGAAAAGATACATCGCATGGTAGAGTATGCTTGCGAAGGTCTAGCAGGTGTATCTGAATCCCAGATTGAAATGAATGCCAACATACAATTCTATGATGGTATTACTACCAATGACATCCAAGAGATCCTAGTAAGGTCTGCTAATGATCTTATCTCATTGGAGAATCCTAACTACCAGTACGTAGCAGCACGTCTGTTACTGTATGGATTAAGGAAGGATGTGTATGGAGGTCATCCAGACTACCGACCATTCATGGTAGATCATGTGAAGAATTGTATAGAGAAGGGTGTCTATGATGAGGATATTCTGGACGCATATAGTGAAGAAGAGTGGACTACCATTGATTCCTTCGTGGATAATGATAGAGATAATCTATACACGTATGCAGGTCTCCGTCAGGTCGTAGATAAATATCTTGTACAGGACAGGAGCACTGGTGATGTCTTCGAGACACCGCAGCAGATGTATATAATGATTGCTGCTACATTATTCCAGCGTTACCCTATCGATACTCGACTATCGTATATTAAAAAGTATTATGACGCAATCTCCAAGCACAGAGTCAACATCCCAACGCCAGTCATGGCGGGAGTCAGAACCCCCATTCGCCAATTTGCAAGTTGCGTTTTGGTTGATGCTGATGACACCCTCGATAGTATCTTTAGCAGTGATATGGCTATTGGCAAATATGTCGCTCAAAGGGCAGGCATCGGCATTAACGCAGGACGAATTCGTGGTATCAACTCTAAAATCCGTGGAGGAGAAGTTCAACACACAGGTGTGGTCCCCTTTCTCAAAAAATTTGAGTCAACTGTCAGATGCTGTACTCAAAACGGAGTCAGAGGAGGGTCAGCCACTGTCCACTTTCCTATCTGGCATCAAGAAATTCAAGACATCCTTGTACTCAAGAACAACAAAGGGACAGAGGACAACAGAGTAAGGAAGTTAGACTACAGCATACAGATATCTAAATTATTTTATGAAAGATTCATACGTTCGGAAAGCATTTCTCTTTTCAGTCCTCACGATGTGCCTGGCCTCTATGATAGCTTTGGTACTGGGGACTTCGATGACCTCTACAGAAAGTATGAGGGGACGGAATCAATTCCGAGATCAACTGTTAATGCACAAGAACTCATTCTAGATCTCCTTAAGGAGAGAGCAGAGACAGGTCGTATTTACATCATGAATATTGACCACTGTAATGAGCACTCATCCTTCAAGGATAAAGTATACATGAGTAACCTCTGTCAGGAGATCACTCTACCTACAGATCCTATCAATCATATAGATGATGAGGATGGTGAGATAGCACTGTGTATCTTGTCTGCTATCAACGTAGGTAAGATTAATAGACTAGAGGATATGGAAGAGTTGTGTGACCTCTCTGTCCGTGCTCTAGAGGAGTTGATAGACTATCAGAGATACCCTGTGAAGGCAGCAGAAAGGTCTACATTGTATAGAAGATCACTTGGTATAGGTTTCATAGGTCTAGCACATTATCTTGCTAAAAATAAGGTTAAGTATGAGGATCCAGCAGCATGGCAGTTGGTACATGATTTGACTGAGGCATTCCAATACTACCTACTCAAGGCATCTAATCAGTTAGCAATTGAGCGTGGTCCTTGTGATGGATTTGAAAGGACTAAGTATCATGATGGGATCCTACCGATTGATACATATAAGAAGGACGTGGATTCACTTGTTACCCACGAGTTAAAGTATGATTGGGATAGTCTTAGGACATCTATCGTATCCAATGGACTCAGGCACAGCACTTTGTCCGCACAAATGCCTTCGGAGAGCAGCTCCGTTGTGTCAAACGCAACCAATGGAATCGAACCACCTAGAGACTACTTGTCCGTTAAAAAATCAAAGAAGGGACCCCTTAAGCAGATTGTTCCCTCCTTCATATCTTTGAAGAATAACTACACACTTCTATGGGATATGCCTAGCAACGACGGATACATTAAGATTGTAGCAGTGATGCAGAAGTTCTTTGACCAAGGTATCAGTGGAAACTGGTCCTATAATCCAGAGAACTATCCTAATTCAGAGGTACCTGTATCTGTAATGGCACAGGACTTACTAACAACCTACAAGTATGGTTGGAAGACTTCTTACTATCAGAATACATACGATGCTAAGAAGGATGTCGAGGAACCAGCTCATCCTATGGGTTGGAAAGATGATGTCCCTGATACTAACTCACTGGTAGATGATATATTAAATTCAGATGTAAGTGAAGCGGAGTGTGAAGGTTGTTATGTTTAGTAAAGAATTGAAGGAAGGGACATCCAAGTCCCATTCAGCAGCAGAGAATACTAAGTTTATTTCTCAATTCCTTAAGGGTTGTGTTGACCCAGACGAGTATCGTAAGTTAATTTCTAACTTCTACTATGTCTATCACACAATGGAAGGGTTGATTCAAGATACAACTGACCCTCTTGCTAAGACACTACAGCAGTGGCAGAAGGAACTCATCCGCACCACAGGACTAGAGAGAGACCTTAGATATTTCTATGGTCCTATGTGGAGAGAGTATGCTAAGCCATCTGAAGCATGCAACAAATATTGCCACAGACTTAATGAAGTGGCCGAAGAGAATCCTTATCTCCTGATTGCTCATCATTATACACGTTATATTGGTGACCTATCTGGTGGTGTTATACTGAGAGGTATAGCAGAGAAGGCACTCAACACTGCGGGTCAAGGCATGTATTTCTATGAGTTTCCTTACATCGATGATGCTAAGGCATTCAAAAATGAGTATCGTGCCACACTTGACGGACTAGAGCTTGACGAGAGTCAGAAGGATGCTATTATAGCAGAAGCAAACTACGCTTTTAAACTCAACATGGATATGTTTAATGAGATTCAGGGTAGTGCTTCTAAGTCCTTACTGAAGATCATATGGTCAGCAATAAGGGGGAAGTAATGACTGAAGAGAAACAGGATAAGTATTTTGAATGTCTCGAAGTCTGTGATGACACTGAGCAGGAAGCAAACTGTCGTGAAGTCTGCACACCAGCCCTTAAGGGTGACCCAATAACAGTACCTCTTCCTGAAGAGGTCTACCCTCCTGAGTTAACTCAAGAGGAAAAGCATGTCCGTGATATCTGGTTAGGCACTCAATGGGAATAACTGTCTTCAATGAAAAGAAAGTAGATACTAAAAAGCAACCTATGTTTTTTGGTGCTCCCTTAGGGATGCAACGATACGATGAGTATAAGTATCCTGACTTTGATAAGTTAACACAACAACAATTAGGTTACTTCTGGAGACCTGAAGAGGTATCACTCCAGAAGGATAGGTCTGATTACAAGACCCTTAACGACCAACAGAAACACATCTATACTTCTAACTTGAAGTATCAGATACTATTAGATTCCGTGCAGGGCAGAGGACCTGGCATGGCATTTGCACCTTACTGCTCACTCCCAGAGTTAGAAGGATGCATAGGAGTGTGGGAATTCATGGAACAAATCCACTCCAGATCCTACACACATATTATTAAGAATGTATACCCTGATCCATCAGATGTATTCGATGCAGTATTGGATGATGATAAGATCATGGCTCGTGCTAAGTCTGTATGTAAAGCATACAATGACTTCTTAAATCTAGCACACGAGTGGGACAACGGTTCTATGTGGAGACCTGATAGTAAAGGGTCACCGTCAGTGGAATGGTGTCGCAAAGACTTAAAGAAAGAACTCTATAGGGCTATCTGCAATGTTAACATCCTCGAAGGCATTCGTTTTTACGTGTCTTTCGCTTGCTCTTTTGCTTTTGGTGAGCTTAAGCTCATGGAAGGATCTGCTAAAATCATATCCCTTATTGCAAGAGACGAGTCTCAGCATCTTACGCTTACTCAAAAAATAATAAGGAAGTGGCAGGAAGGTGATGACCCTATCTTCTTAGAGATTATAGAAGAAGAAAAGGACTACGTGCAGCAGATGTTTATCGATGCAGTAGACCAAGAGAAAGAATGGGCTGAGTACCTATTCTCACAAGGTAGTATGATAGGACTGAATGACAGACTACTGTCTCAGTATGTTGAATGGATAGCTAATCGTCGCATGCGATCAATTGGCATGGCACCTTACTATGATATTCCAGCAAGAACTAACCCTTTGCCGTGGACAGAACACTGGCTAAATAGCAAAGGTCAACAGAATGCACCTCAGGAAACTGAGATTGAATCTTATATTGTTGGAGGAATTAAACAAGATGTCCAGTCTGATACCTTTAGTGGATTTAAGCTCTAACCTCTGGGAGAAGGTTAGAAATAAATGGTTTAGAAAAAAGAATGAGCAGATGGAAAACTCCCGAAGAGAGACTGATTTCCTCGCTGAAAGACCCGAAAGCTGGTATAAGGGACCACTTATCTTTCCTGCGTTCCCTGAAGAGGGAGTTGAAAAGACAACCCCACAAGACTATCGGAGCGAAAAGGTTGGAGCAGGGTCCAAGGAATACCAAGAGGAATGGTCAGACTAAGAAATGTAACAAAGGAGACAAAAAACCCTGATAAATAGTAATGGTATGCTAACATACCTATACGTTCATCCCCAGAATGGAGACGCAAGTAAGCCGACACGGAACGGAGTATCGTTCATCCTATGTCATTCTTAATAGCTACACTTCTATCATGTGCAGAGGCTAAGGACTTAATATCCTCAGTATCTGATCGCAATGCAGGACGGGCTAAACCTGAAATCATTGCAGTGGTTAAAGATAGTAGCGAACCAGGATGTGACTGGGACGCAACTGCCGACTGAAGGAACGGGGTCTTATCCACCCTACCTAAGGTAAAATCACATGGCAAAAGTCACCTACCGTGGTGTCTCATACGACACCAACCAAGCAAAGAAGCAGTGCTCTAAAGATGAGCATGTCCTCACCTATAGAGGAACATCCTTCAAGAAGGAGCTTCAACATTGCGCTAAGGGATAAATACTGGGGACTCATTAGTCCCCTTTTTATTATGCAAATGAAACAGTACGAAGTAACCTTTAGACTGCCCACAACTGGTACAAAATACCATAAGACAATAGTGGAAGCAGAGAATCAGGTGTTCGCCAACAAAATATTTGAGGCACAGTACCCATCTGCTAACAGGTGTGGCAATGCGAGACCGTTATGAATTATAATAAAGTGAAAGCGATTGCTCACAACCTGAAACTCTTAGCCCAAAGCTTAGAGGATGCTATCAAGGAGGATGTTGACTCTTATAATAAGGGAAGAGACCCTCAACGATACGATGGAGGTTACGGTGTCTGGGATGAGGAAGTCCCTGACTAAATACTCTCACCGAGGTCCATTATGGACTGGGATTTGGAACTTAAGAACCAAGAACTACAAAACATGCTAACAATCTACCAAGATCACATCGAAGAGATAGAAGCAGTTAATGAGGAGTTGAAGCAGGAAGTAATCTTCTTGAGGCAGCAACTTGAATACAAAACTCTCGGATTACCTAATGATGAAGAAACGTATAGCCGTCATGTGCAGCGGTAACGGATCAAATTTTGAAAACATAGTCCGCACCTGTAATAAACACGAAGTTGTGTTGATGATACACAACAAGAGGGAGTGTGGTGCAGCAAAACGAGCATTCAGATTGGGTATACCCCACTGCCACATCAAGGCAGCAGACGAAGACCAGATAATTCAATTGTTTAAAGCGTGGAGGGTTGACCTTATTGTCCTGGCAGGATGGATGAGAGTGATATCACCAGCATTTATAGAAGCATTTCCAGAGAAGATTATAAACTTACATCCATCTTTACTACCCAAGTATAAGGGATTACATGCTATTGAACAAGCCCTAGATAGTAAAGACAAAGTAACTGGATGCACAGTTCATTTCGTGAATGAAGAGTTAGATGGTGGTGCAATAATCAAGCAGCAAGAGGTGCCTATACTTCCTGATGATGACATTAAAACACTAACCAAAAGAATTCAACGTGCAGAGTATGGGTTACTACCTGATGTAATCAATTCGATATGAAACCGCAGTCTGCCAAAGGAAAGGGAAGAAGATTTCAACAGTGGGTCAGAGACCAACTGATAGAGCATAGAGAAGTCCATCCTGAGGACATAGAGTCCAGGAGTATGGGTGCTGGAGGTGAAGACCTCATCATGGCACGTGATGCTAGACAAAAGTTTCCTTTCAGTGTAGAATGTAAGAATCAAGAGAAGTTAAATGTCTATGAGGCATATGCACAGGCATGTGCTAACGCAGGTGACCACGAGCCTATTTTATTCATGAAGAAGAATCATAAGAAACCTCTGGTCGTAGTAGATGCTGAATGGTTTATAAAGAATTATGGCAGTTGAAACGATGTTCTCCATCCCCATCATTCACTATCAGGTGAGGGACTGGACAGTAAATAAGAAGAGAATATTAGATGCTCTACCAGATGAGAGTGATTATCTGGAGCCTGATGGTAGTCACTACACAGACTTCTTTGAAGAGAGAGACGACAAGGAGACTGAGTTACCAAGTTATGCTGAGACAGTAATTGATATAATTAAACCACACCTAGCAGACTTTACCAACAAGAGACGGGTAGAGTTTACTGACATGTGGTTTCAGAAGTATGACAACGGCATGCAGCATGGTATACACAACCATGGACATAGTGGATGGTCTTGTGTATTATATGTTGAGTATGATCCTCAGGTGCATCTACCAACTACATTCTACTCTCCATTTAACAATCCCTGGAGTGGTAGACTACAGATATTTGAACCACCTGTAAGAGAAGGAGACTTAGTTATCTTCCCTTCTACTGTGGCACACAATGCACCAGAGAATAAGTCAGACAAGAGAAGGACTATAGTATCATTTAATATTAGAGGTAAGGTTGATAAGGTTAAGTATCAGTTGTGGGATGGAGATCCTATGGTATATGTAAAGGAAAGTTTTGCAGAGAATACACCAAAGGTTGCTAAGACTGGTCCTGGTATAGGTAAAGTAAAAGATCCTTACGCTTTTAAACTATGATTGATACCATAACGAGCTACAAAGGTAAGATATGTCAGGTGGATAGTAACTTCGTTTATGGTGATACTATTGACCTTGATGTATGTGATATGATGTTGGACTTCTATGATAACCAACAGATATTACCCTACATTGAAGGACAATGTATGGAAGGTGGTGAGATAAAAGTTAACCCTGATTACAAGGAGTCGAAAGATTTACATGTACCATTTCAAGCTGCTGTTATGCACCTTGAACCGTATGTAATGGAGTTGCAACGCATCCTGAATATATACATGGAGCACTTCCCTTTCTGTGAACTATCGGACTTCCGAATAGTGGAGCCGATGAGTATCCAGAGGTACCCTAAGGGTGGTGGGTTTAAGATATGGCATACCGAAAGGTCTAACTGTTTACCAAGTAATGTATACAGACACCTAGTCTTTATGACATACCTTAATGATGTCCCTGATGGAGGCACAGAATGGTATCACCAGGACCTTTACGTTCCAGCAAAAAAAGGTTATACTGTTATTTGGCCCGCTGATTGGACACATCATCACAGAGGTAGGGTTTCCCACACCTCTGAGAAGACCGTAGTTACAGGCTGGTTTAGTTTTATTTAATTACTCATGGCATCAAAAGATCAAGGTAGCTTAGACGTTCACGGCGAGTGTCAAGATACCAAGTGGAATAGAGCACTCGATATCTTTATAGAATCTGTGCATAAACCTGACCACCTATTAAGGGGTTGCTCTCACAACCAAGAGTGTTATAATGAATTGATGTGGATCCGAGAGGATATCATCGAACACCTTTCAACTTTACGAAGAGAAATCAAATGACTTGTGGATTACATACAGATTTTAATGCTGCAACGGCAGCAGTTAAGAAAGCATTCAAAGCAGCACTAGATGCTGATACTTTGGAAGAGAATCAACTAGCTGAGGTGTGGAGACACTACCAAGGTCTTAAGAGCATCGCCAAGAGTCTTCCAGAGCATACTCATATCACATTTGGAACTGACACTACTGATATCAATTTTGATACCGAGAGTCTTAACCTAACAGGGTCTGATGGGACTGAGTTAAACTTTAACCTTGCTGCTGACACAGTGCCAGTTGCATACGGTGGAAGTGGAGTACCAGGTGGTGCTGGTAGTGATGTTATCACTTTCACATAAACTAGGTAATTATACCTTGACAGAAGGATTAGATATGATATATAATTATGTTACGTTTCTTAACATAGTCATGACTAATTCTTCTACAACAGTTACTACCGAAGACGGTGGTCGTCAAAATATGTTTGCTTCTGAGCCTCAGATAGAGGTGATGGATGTAGACCAAAGCAAGGAAGCTGAGCTTGCTAATGGTCGTTGGGCAATGATAGGATTTGTTGCTGCCATTGGTGCATACATTACAACAGGACAGATTATTCCTGGTCTTTTTTAAATTGTTACAAAACTAAATAGTTACTCGTAAAAATATTAAAGAAGATTGTAAATGGCAGACCTCGCAGTCGATACCAATACTATTTCACCACTCATAGCACTCCTTTGGCTCTTCTATCCAATGGCAGTGCTTGTTTTAGTTGAGTTGTTTCTTCGTGCTATGAATGGAGATGACGATGATGACGAACCACGTGGTGGAAAGGGTGTGAGGATTAATGAGCCTGCCTATGCTACTGTACCAGTGGGCACATGATTAATCAGACGCTCATTAAAATACCAGCAGGGTTGCATGGTCTAATAGAATTTGGTATACTGGTAGCAGTAGGTATTACCTTTGGTTAATGCAGATAACACACTTCACCAGCGGAGATACTTATACGTTCTTCGCACCTAGGTGGGACTATTACATAGCAGAAGATAAGATAAAGTCTGACCTGAGTATGCTAAGAGCCGACATACTTAGGCAAGAGAAAGCTATCATCGGCAAGTATGAATTTGAAGATGACTGGGGTACGAAACTAGGACCAAACAGTCTAACTTCTAGGTCAAACAGATATAATTTATTAGATTGGTCGGAGGCACGTCCTCTTAGGCAAGAGATTCGTGAGGCACACGACGAATTCGTATCAGTATTTGAGTTTGCTCAGACTGGACCCCTTTATGTCCAGTGCTGGGCTAATGTCATGAGAAAAGGTGAGCAGATACAAATGCACACCCATGGTAGAGACGCATGGACATATCTTAGTGGACATATATGTGTAGAGGTGGATGGTACCAATACATATTATCAGAATCCTTTTGGTGGAGACCCTTGGGCATCACCCAACGAGGTGGGTAAGATAACTTTGTTTCCTACTCACATACCCCACTTCACAGACCGAGTGGACAGTGGGACAAGAATCACAATAGCATTTGACATTTATACCCAAGAGGGTTATCATAATAGTATAAAGGATGACATGAAGGAGCACTGGATCCAAATATGATCGACGAATGGCGTTTAGATGACGGCAAGTTACATGAGAGGGCACTATGTCTGACTTGTTTAACCCGTCGTGGTGTTACAACTACTAGAAAAGTCTACGAGTTTTGCCATGACTTTACTAGGTTAAATAAGTTTGAAGGTTACATACCAACTGAGGACAACCCTCTAACTGAAGAGGTTGCTCCTTACAATGGTGACTATGTTCTCTTAGCATCTGAAAAAGTAATGGAAGAATGGAATAAGTTTCAACGATGAAGATAGTTATTGCAGGAGGAGGGTCAGCAGGATGGATGAGTGCAGCAGCACTCGCTAAATCATTCCCTGACTGGGACATTACTATAATTGTGGGCGATGAACCTATTGGAGTAGGTGAGTCAACTACCCCACACATCAATCAATACCTATCTTACATGGGTATAAGTGATGCTGACTTCTTACAGGAAGCACGTGCTACATTCAAAGCAGGGTCTAAGTTTGAAGACTTCTCTGGTATAGGAGAGTCTTTCTTCTATGGTAATGCTCAGTCATTACCTAAGGGGACACACTACTATCAATGGATGCTTGCTAAAGCAGAGGGGATGAATCCTCCACCATTTATTGATGTCTTCATGCCATTCATGACAGTGGCAGCAGAAGGCAAGATGCCACTTAATAATCCGAGGCTAGCACCCTATGACCTTAAAAAGGATCGCAGTTTCCACATCGACTCAGCATCATTCTGCAAATATCTTAAAGAAACTTTCTGTTCTAATGTTAGAGTCATTGATTCTAAAGTTAAGTCGGTATCTTACGGACGAGGACGAGTACAATATCTCACTGTGGAAAGAGGACCGTACGACCAAGGGGCAAAGAAGGTTGACGCAGATCTCTATCTCGACTGTACTGGGCAAGCGTCTGCACTAGGTGGTGCTCTGAGCACTTGGGAACCATACGAAACCCTAAGCATAGACACTGCTATCGTAAGGAAGGATGAGTATACAGATAAGGATGCACAGATGCATTGTTATACTCATGCTAAAGGTATGTCAGCAGGTTGGCAGTGGGCTATTCCTACATGGGATTTCATTAGTAGAGGATATGTATTTGCATCTAGGTATCAGACTGAAGAGGATGCTAAGAAAGAATTTGGTGACGGTAAAGTAATTAAGTTTAGGACAGGTAGATATGATGAGGCATGGACTGGTAACTGTGTTAAGATAGGTCTAGCATATGGTTTTATTGAACCACTAGAGTCAACCTCTCTATTCAATACACATCATGGTATCCTTAACCTTATTGATATCCTAGCTGAGACACCTGACTTCGGACAATTCCAGAGAGACAACTACAATTGGAATGTCAGTGAGCATATGGATGGGTGGAGAGAATTCGTAGAAGCACATTACTATTACTCCAAGAGAAAGGACACTGACTTCTGGAGATTCCAGACCGATGAGGTAAAGTATAAGATAGAAGGTAGTCATGAATTCATTCGTCATTACATGACAAGTGATGAGACTATTAGTCCAGAGCAATTCCATCCTATTGTATACATCCTTGCAGGTGCAGGACATCACACTATTAATAGAAGGACTCATGCATATCATGGTTACCCTGTGAGTATATCTCAGAGGCAGGTTGATGATTGGAGAGAAGCATATAATATGAGGAAGGAGTTTGCTAAGGGCATGCCTACCATGTATAAATTCTTAAGTGACACATTCCACACGCCATCATAGCACAGTGGTAGTGCAGGGCTTTTGTAAAGCCAAGGTCGGTGGTTCAAATCCTCCTGATGGCATTCTATAAATAAACTGAAGGGCAATGTCAATAAGTCCCCCCGCATGGTGCTAAGGGCCTCCAGTAAGGAGGATATGCACTCTTACTTCCCCCTAACCAAGACCATGGGGTCATAATGTCTTATCATAACAAGTAAACACCGCACTCTTTTTTCAATGACTACTCTGCAACGTCAGAGCAGCCCTCTTGCTAATTGGGACGAGTTTTGTAGATGGGTAACATCAACAGAGAATAGAATCTATGTTGGTTGGTTTGGAGTTCTAATGATTCCTTGCCTGTTAACCGCTGCCACTTGTTTCATCATAGCATTTATCGCTGCACCTCCTGTTGATATCGACGGGATTAGGGAACCAGTTGCTGGTTCATTAATGTATGGAAACAACATCATCTCTGGTGCTGTTGTCCCTTCAAGCAACGCAATCGGACTACACTTCTATCCCATTTGGGAAGCTGCATCACTCGATGAGTGGTTGTATAATGGTGGTCCATATCAGTTAGTAGTATTCCACTTCCTCATTGGTATCTGCGGATACATGGGTAGACAGTGGGAGTTATCATACCGTTTAGGTATGCGTCCATGGATCTGTGTAGCATACTCAGCTCCTGTGTCTGCTGCCTTCGCTGTATTCCTTGTGTATCCTTTCGGACAGGGTTCATTCTCTGATGGTATGCCTCTAGGTATATCAGGGACATTCAACTTTATGTTTGTCTTCCAAGCAGAGCACAACATATTAATGCACCCCTTCCACATGGCAGGTGTAGCAGGTATGTTTGGTGGAGCACTCTTCAGTGCTATGCATGGGTCACTTGTTACATCTTCTCTAATCAGAGAGACTACCGAGCAAGAGTCTCAGAACTATGGTTACAAGTTTGGTCAAGAAGAAGAGACCTATAACATTGTTGCTGCTCATGGATACTTCGGACGTTTAATCTTCCAGTATGCATCATTCAACAACAGTCGAAGTCTTCACTTCTTCCTTGCTGTTTTTCCTGTCGTTGCTATCTGGCTCACCTCAATGGGCATATGCACGATGGCATTCAACCTGAATGGATTTAACTTCAACCAGAGTATCTTAGATGCTCAAGGTAAGGTGGTCCCGACATGGGCTGACGTGCTTAACCGTGCCAACCTAGGTATGGAAGTAATGCATGAGCGTAATGCTCACAACTTCCCGCTAGACTTGGCGGCACTTCCTGAAGATGGATTGCCTACTCGTATTGCACTCACTGCTCCTGCGGCAGTTGGATGAAGCTAAGCAGACCATTAAAGCACTGCAAGTTATCCCAGATGAAATTCTTCTACTGGGATGAGTTGCCAGATGACGATTCACATGATACAATAAGAGGGTCACAACGACCCTCTTTTTTATGGTATATTTTATTGGTCTGTTAATAGTATGTGCTATCATCGGTTCGGTATATTACCTACGACTTTATAATCCTCATTGATATGGCAGACAAACCGATACCAGGATCTTACATAGATACACAGGGCATGGGTGGTCCCATGTCTCCAGAAGACGCAGCGAAGTTTAAGAATACTAAACGAGAATACAAACCTGCTACGGTAAGACCAAGAAGAATACATACCCCTGAGATTGCAAGGGAGTTAAAGATTCTTATCAATGAAGTGTTAGATGAGCGTGAGTATAAGAGAAGGATGGCAGGGGCATATGATAATGTCAAACCATTACCTGTATCTTACTTCGACACTATACACTTCGAACACACAGTAATAGAAGAAGAACCACCCTATGAAGACTGGAGTCAACCCTATGATCAATCAACCAATCCATGAAGGTAAAGTAAAGTCAGTCTATGATGTGCCTGGTGATCCATCACGTGTCACCATGCTATTCCACGACAAGGTTACTGCATGGAATGGTGAGAGGACAGAGTATCCTAAAGATAAGGGTGCTACTTGCTGTCTTATATCTGCACTCCTCTTTGAATTGATGGAGAAGAATGGTATCAAGACTCATTTCATTGACTGTCCATCACTCAATCAGATGTTGTGTAGGAAGTTAACTATCATTCCAGTGGAAGTTATCTGTAGGAACATAGCAGCAGGTAGCATCGTAAAGAATACTAACATCACAGAAGGACAGATGATTCAACCACCTATCGTTGAGTATTTCCTGAAGGATGACAGTAGGAATGACCCATTACTCACAGAGGATAGAGTAAGACTAATGGGTATCAATCCTGAACCACTTGCAGTTATAACAAGAGATGTCAACTACCAATTACAAACCCTCTTTACCCTTTGTGGTATTGATATCGTTGATTTTAAGCTTGAATTTGGTCACGATGCTCATGGTGATCTATACCTTGCTGATGAGTTGAGTCCAGATAACATGAGACTATGGAAGAAGGACACTCGTGAGAGATTTGATAAGGATTTGTTTAGGAAAGATGAAGGAGATATAGTAGAAGCATACCGATATATACTTAATCAACTCAAACAATTCACCTAAATATTCCGTAAGGATTAATATAGTATGGGTGCTCAGAATATAAGAGACTTAGTTGCTAGGTGTTATGTAGGGATGGGATCTCTACTGGCACCTAATTCTCTTGATCAATTAAACCCATACACCCCAACGGTTAACGCAGCAGTGCAGCCTGTAGCGTCAGACCCTGCTGCTATCATTAGAGAGTTGGTTGGTAGATGCTACGAGGCTACCCCTCCATTGATGCCAAACCCACTCGACCAATTAAACCCACCACCTGTCGTGGTACCAGTGGTCCCAGACCCTGTACCTACCCCCTCAGAGGTCATACAGACGTTGGTTGGGAGATGCTACCCAGATTTACCTACCCTTGAGAAAATACCTGATGAGGTGGATGCTGGAGGTGACTGGACCATCTGTGATGTAACAGACCAGATAGATTGGGCAAGGAAATTTGTTGACTTAGATATCGGTAAGATTATTGTTAAGACACCTGACCCTAACGACCCTAGTGGTTTTGTTAGGTGGGATGGTAGTCAGTGTGAGGAGGTGTTGAAATATAGAAGACTGAATCAGATTAAATCAGTAGGTGATGGATGGTGGGAGCATATCACCACGGGTGAGAGATATTACTGTGATGATACTAACTGGACACCAGATATTAAGTGGGAGAATTGTGTAAGGACTGCACTAGAGTGTATGTTTAGACCTTACATCGGAGGTAAGTGGACACCACCTAAGGCAGACTGTGATTCACATTACAATAAAGGATGGAGTGCTAACAGGGATGAGGTATGTATTGCTAACTGTTTTCCAGATAGGATAGCAATCTATGAGTCTTCAACTGCTAATGATAATGCATATCATACGACAGCTACACCACCAGCAGGATACACACTCACCAGTAGCACACCAGCATTTTATATCCTAAAGAATGAAGAGGGAGATAAGACTGCACCACTATTCAAGTACTACTCAGGGACTAACAACGATACCTTCTTGACTATCAACCCAGGTCAACCTGATTCTCCTGGCAATGGTGAGAGAGCAACCATGAATGCTAGTGGCATGGTATTTGTTGACACTCTTGGTCATGTATTTCCTAGTGCTACTAACGCAACAAGTTACCTAGCAGATGGAGAGACCGCTAAGCCACTGCATAGATTCTTCCAGACATCTCCATTCAATCACAAGTATATGATTGATGCTGACGTGGAGGGGATGAGACCAGAGAGGACAGATAGATGGTGCTATAGCATCCCTCAGAAGTGTAGTGCTGACCTCAACATACTATTAGACTGTGAGCATGGAGCAGCAGGGTATGACAACGCACTTGGATTCTACCTAGCAAATGATTCAGGACCACAGTATGGTGTCATTGTATGCTCATCAGCTAAGGGTGGTCAGGTAATGGAGGAGGTTAATATTAGTAATAACCTGTTGCAACAGTATGGTAATGGGTCTATGGGATTCTTCTTGATACCTAATGGTGCTAGTGTTAATTCACTCAGTCTTGGACAGACTGTAACCTTTAGTGCTCAGAGTGATGGATTCAGAGCAGTAGGACTCAGCTCATCACAGGGCAACTACTGTATGTTTAGTGATAGATTCTGGAATCCTGCTGACAAAGACTATACTGTATGGCATGGCACATCACATCAGATGTGGGAAGACTTACTCAATGGTGATGATGACTATGATGACCTGAAGTTCTGGCACAATGTTAGATGGGCTTATAATGGTTGGATATATGAGGGTGTAGCAGGGTATGTGTATGCTAAGGCAGCACCAGAGAAAGTAATGAGGAAGTTACAGGTCGGTAACGTATGTGATGGCAGGATACTAGCGTCATCCTTTAAGGATGTAACCATGAGACGACTGGACTGTGGTACTAATAACCCAACCATACAATCAAACTCAGAGGACCATGAGTGTGGTCAATGTAGTGGAGGTTACTCAGTCAAGTTGAATACCTTACAGACTGTTGAGGTTAAGAAGAGTGCTACCTTTAAGGTAGTGAGTCTGGGTGGTATCATAGGTGGTCTTGAAGCAGACTGCTTGAAATTCACGCTGAGATTTGCCAAAAATGGCCAGGATTTAATCAATAAGCAATTTAAAGTAAAGTATTGGCCCAAGATAGGTCAAGACTTGGTTGATGGTGTGTCTGTATCGGTGGTGCCAGGTGATACAGTCACCCTAGAGGTAGTAAGTATTGATGTTGGACCACATACAGGATACATTGCACCTTCCATGGGAATATATGCTGAAGAGGAAGGTGTCTTCACTGACATGGTAAACCTACAACTAGGCACGGGAGCACATGATGACTACATTGGGGCTACGATGGGTGGCACAGTGACTAACCCTCTAGGCACTACTCTTGGAGCAGTCCAAGGATTTGCTATGCAATTCCGTCCTAGTCTCAAGGAGTCTGACGAGTGGCAGCCTGGTGCTAAGGCAGCAGAGACATGGTTGGAAGATGATGTACCACAGGATGAGTATCCATGGACTAATGTATGGGCTAGTGGTGCTGCTGTTGCTATGCATGGGTCACTTCAAGCTAACCCTGACCTCCCAGGCAACACTAGGATATTCAACAATGGTTTGATGCCTAATATTCCTGGAGCATATATTGATACAGGATATGTTTATGATGGCAATGAGTATTATCTTGACAGTATTCTACCTACTCTCAACTACAGGAGACAGACAGGTACATACAATCATTTCTTAGAGGAGCATTTAGTAACCCGTTACGAAACGTTAAGTGGGACACCAGTATCACAAACTGTTAGACAGGCAGCACCTACTGCCTTTGCTATGGTCACGAGACCGTGGTATGACTTAGGTCTTCAGAGTTTTGGTACATCTTTTAATACTGCTGTAGATAATACATGGGATGGAAGTAAGCAGTCACCTAACATTCGTGATACATACTACTCACCTTGCACCTTTATTCACGACTATATACTAGACAGCACCGCTGGGTCAGGAGCTGCTAACATAGCAGATGCCTGTAAGGTAAGGGTTGGCATTACATTTTATCCTGTAGTTACTAACGTTACACAGGCAGCAGGTAGTAGGACTGTCCACTACTGGCAAGCAATGATACATGTGTTAAGTGTTGTTAACGCTGGCGCAGGTTACACTGAAGGACAGAAATTCGTGCTACACTGGCCTCCTATCAGAGATCCAAAGACTGAAGACGCATCTGCTAGTCCATACTATCCAGACCAAGAGTCAGGGTTTGCTATGCCTAACACACCAGTCGTTAGTTGGTATGAGGACTCTTCGATGGTCAAGAGAATGGTCAAGGAGGCAGTTTACATGGAGTCACACAATAAAGACTCCGTTATATGGTATACTTCTACTGACAAGAATGAATTCCGTGTCAGATTCTCAATCATTATCACAGAGACTACTTAACTATGGGAAAAGGTTTCAGCAGTGCCGAGGCATCAGCAGAGAGATCACTTGAAAGGTCTACTAAAGAGCTGAAAGCACTTCGTAAAGTCATCGAACAATATAAAGACGATCCTAAGGGTCGTGTTAAGATGATGAAGAAGATGAAAAAGTATTGGCGTAGTCCACTAGCGACCATCAAGTCGTTGGATTACAAACCACAAGGTAAAAACTGGGAGTTAGATCCCACCGTAGCAGCAGACCTTAAAGCGGTCACTGAATACGTTGACCCAAGGAATCAGGAGGACGAACCAGAAACTGTCCTAACCTCCGACCAAGAGTCAGAACTTCGTGATAAGCTAACCAAAACCAACGAGGCGAATGATTAATCTCGATGAGAAGTTTCACAACTACCTAGGTAGTAGCAAGACTTTTAGAATAGATGGGGTGCAGGAACCCGTAAAGGGATACGGGTACCACTGTGATGGCAATGACATCACGGGTTACTATGTAATGACCACTAACTATAAGCTCTACTACAATCTCAACGAGCAATTCATTAAGATGGAGGCACTAGCAGAACTGGCACACACCCCTTGACGGTTTCCCGAAAGTCTGCTATTATAAATACCTTAACATAACTTAAACGAAGGACTCGAAATTATCGTAACCCTGCGTAGAATGTTAAAAAGATTTCCATGTCGAGGAAGTCTATCATCCGCAGGTCTTTTTATGTACTTGCGAGACAGTCAACTACTATTATGTCTATTAAATCAACAATCGCAGCACTAGCTGCATCACCATTTCTACTCGCTGGAGCCGCTTTTGCTGGTCCTTATGTGAATGTAGAAGCTAACGTTTCGTATCCTGATGGAGATTATTCCACAGCAACAACCGACGCTCACGTTGGTTACGAAGGCGGAGAAGGCAAGTTTGGATACTATGTCCAAGGTGGCCCTGCATTCGTTGCTAAGGACGGAGCTGATACCGAGACAGAATTGTCTGGTAAGGTTGGAGTATCAATCGCTGCTACAGAATCCTTCGGTCTTTACGGAGAACTCTCTGGCATCACTAACGAAGACACATCTGGCGACGGAATCGTCGATTGGGGTGCTAAGTTGGGTGGTAAGTTCACTTTCTAAGCGACAAACCATATCATATATAAAGGGTCACTTCGGTGACCCTTTTTTTCTCTTTACTTGTAACTATGGCAAAATCACCAGGCAACACTGCAATCTACACTAGACCAGGGTGTGCATTCTGTACAAAGATTAAGGAAGTTTACAAATCTAAGGGGTGGGGCTTTGCAGAATACACTTTAGATGTTAACTTTACTAGAGAGCAATTCAAACAAGAATTTGGTCAAGGTGCTACCTTTCCTCAAGTTATCATTGCGGGACATAAAATGGGTGGATGCACCGAAACTGTTAAATACCTCCGAGAAAATACGTACTTATGATAGTAATGGATTCAACCGAAGAGCTTTACACACTCATCGACCGAGCTATTGATGAAGCAATGTTTAATCAACGCTTCATGTTTAAGATGTATGATTACCTCAAGTCAAGTAAGTGGACACGTAAAGCAACGGGTGAATTGATTGACTCATCATCGATGGGTGAATTAAAGCAGGAAGTCACAGACTTAAATGCTTACATCAAAGGTGGCGACACTTACATACGTGAGGCATATCATCACATACCTAAGCCAAAGGCGAGGAAGATACGTGACTATTTCCAGAGCATGATTGATGATGCGAGTCGTTACTACGACACTCGTAAACCTGGAAGACCTCGTAAAAGATCTACTAAATAAAAAAAAGCAGAAGGAGAATGCACATGGAGTTATCTTTTCTATACATTTCTTTCTTCTTGACAATCGGAAGTTTTCTGCTAGGATTCATAGTGTCATGGAATTTAAAACATGTCTATGATGAGTGGAAAGCAAGGGCAGAGTATGCAGCAGTCGTCATGCACCCAGAGATGGAGATGGACGGAGTGCCTGTTGACCCTTCCGAGTTACTCTACTTGCGTATCTCTGATGAAGATGATACAATAGATGAAGATGAAGATTAACCTGTTAAAATCGATATGAAACTGATGATTTCTGAGGTGCTTCAGAAAGCACATAATGCTAAGACCAAAGCAGCAAAGATTAAAATCCTTAAGGAGAATAATACTCCAGCATTGAGGATGATATTCGTTGCTAACTTTGATGATAGTTTAACCCCTCGTTTACCACCAGGTGAGGACATCCCTTACCGTAAGAATGAGGCACCTATAGGCACTGAGCATACCTTGCTGGAGAAAGAAGCAAGCAAACTATACTACTACTTCAAGGGTGGTGCAGATAACCTTTCCTCTATGAAGATAGAGAATATGTTTATCAGACTACTAGAAGGACTGCATGAGACTGAAGCAGAGGTAGTTGTTAAAGCAATCAATAAGACATTGCACAAGAAGTATAGGATTACTAAGGCAGTAGTCACTGAGGCATTCCCATCAATCAAATGGGGTATCAGAAGTAGAGACTAATGAAGTTTACTGATGAGCAAGTCGCCACAATCAATGCATCTGGTTGTGGATGCCGAGTGATCGCTACAGGTATCACACCTGATGCAGCAGAGGACAAGCATCTACCTACTAACTCATACCTTATGGAGTTGGAGAAGGATGGTCAGCAATGGTTTGACATAGTAATGGGTGGCACTGTTGCCATTTTTGATTGCTATTACGACACATTTGGTCACTGTGTGAAGAAAATGACTTATACTAAGGGAGCAAAGAGTCCTGGGATGTATAATCCTAACCCTAAGCCACCTAAACAACCAAAGAAACCACCAAGGAGGGAGTGAAGTGACAGTATACCTAGACCCCCGCAAAAAAGCACAGCCTATAGAAGAAGTGGCCGAAATGACACCAGAGGAGATAGAAAAGAAAAAGAATGAGGAAATGGGCATGAAGGTAGTCCAGGCCGCTGCTAACCTCACTGTTGCACCACTGGTAGTCAAAATCATATGGAATTGGGTAGTGCCAGGAGTCTTTGGTCTTGCTACTCTTACATATCTTGAGGCAGTAGGACTATACTGTCTATGTAAAATATTATTCACTGATTCAAGATCATGAGCAAAGTCTGTTTGATATCTGTTACACCTGATGCAGAGAAACTTATAGGATACGTTGCAAGAGTATCCAACCCCAAGAATCAAGACAACCCTAAGGTAGCTGGTCTACTAGCATATTGTATCAAGCATGGGCACTGGTCCATCTTTGAGCAAGCATTCATGACGTTAGAGATAGAAACAACTCGTGGTCTTGCTGCTCAGATACTAAGGCACAGGTCATTTACATTCCAAGAGTTTAGTCAGAGATATGCTGACGCTACTCTCCTTGATGAAGTCCCAGAGGTACCTGAGTTAAGGAGACAGGACGATAAGAATAGACAGAATAGTATTGATGATGTACCTCCACAGATTATTAATAAACATCAGGTCTTGATGCGTAGTCATTTTGAGCAGTCAGTTCGTCTCTATGAAGACATGCTTGCTGATGGTATAGCAAAGGAGTGTGCTCGGTTTGTACTACCTCTTGCTACACCTACCCGACTATACATGACAGGTAGTGTCCGTAGTTGGATCCACTATATAAACTTACGGTCTGCCAATGGCACCCAGAAGGAGCACATGGACATCGCAGAGTTATGCCGTCGTCATTTCATCTGTAACTTCCCCCTCACATCTAAGGCACTAGACTGGTGTGAAGAGGAAGAGTGTGACTGTAACGAAGAGGACTACGACATGCAACCCTGCTTAAGGATAGACTAATGCCAACATACCCTGTGATAAATAATACTACAGGAGAGAAACAAGAACTCTCCATGTCCATGGCTGCTTATGATGAGTGGCGAAAGGACAATCCCGATTGGGATAAGGACTGGTCTCAAGGGACTGGTGGTGTTACCTACGGTGATCCTAAACAATCAGAAGGATTTAAAGAAGTAATGAGCAAGGTCCAAGAGAAGCATCCAGCGGCAAACCTTTCGAGGTTCCTATAATATGGCAGTTGCAAGAAAGAAAAGGAACGGTAACGGTACCCCTAATGGGAGCACATTATCTAAGAGACAGATGAAACGCAAGCCAATCAACCTCGACCACTTGAAAGTGATTGAGCCGTTGACAGAAAATCAAACCAAAGTATTTACTGCCTTTAAAGAGGGTAAGAATCTTTGCTTGCATGGATGTGCTGGTACAGGCAAGACATTCATTAGTCTCTACTTGGCATTGCAACAGGTGTTAGACCCGTCTACACCATACGATAAGATTTACATGGTACGGTCTCTCGTACCTACTAGAGAGATAGGTTTCCTACCTGGAGACCATGAAGATAAGAGTGACCTCTATCAAATACCATACCGTAACATGGTGAAATACATGTTCAGTATGCCAGATGAGGCGACATTTAACGGGCTGTATGACAACCTACGTGGCCAGGATTCTATTTCCTTCTGGTCTACGTCCTTCCTACGTGGAGTGACACTTGACAGGGCGATTATAATAGTAGATGAGTTTAGTAACCTAAACTTCCATGAGTTAGACAGTATCATCACTCGTGTCGGTCAAGACAGTAAGATTATATTCTGTGGAGATTATTCACAGTCTGACTTGACTAAGGTACATGAGAAGACTGGTGTGCTAGACTTCATGAGGATACTTCAAGCAATGCAATCATTTATTTGCGTTGAGTTCGAGATACCTGACATCGTTAGGTCTGGATTTATAAAGGAGTATCTCATTAATAAAATCAACCTAAACCTAGATTAAATGTTTAATTATGTTGGTCCTGCTAAGCCTCTAAGGGAGGTGAGCAGCAGGACTCTTGAGCAAGGTCGCTTCTATAAGATTGATGACGTTTGGATGCCAAGTGTTACAACTGTTGTCGGACACCAGTCTAAGGCAGGTATACTCAAGTGGCAGGAGCGTGTCGGTTTCACCAAGGCGGAACAGATACGACGCTCGTCAGCATGGCGTGGCACCCAGTACCATAACCTAGTGGAGAACTATTTAAAAAATGATGTGGAAGAAGTTGAGAAAGGCGAGGGTCTTCCCACGTACCTTTTTAGGGCTGCTCGTCAGACTCTTGATAGGATTGATAATATTCACGCTATTGAAGCCCCTCTCTTTTCTCATAATCTACGCATTGCTGGTCGGGTCGATTGCATTGCTGAGTTTGATAATGAGCTTGCTATAATTGATTTCAAGACCACTAAGAGTCTTAAGAAACCAGAGCACCTAGAGAAATTCTTTGTGCAAGAGGCAGCGTATGCTTACATGTACTATGAATTGACTGGTGTAGAGGTGGACAAACTCGTGACACTATCTGTTGCTGAAGATGGAAGTGTGCAAGTTGAGCAAAAGTATGATAAGATACCTTATATCGATACACTTATCGATTGGATCAGTGAGTATCATGATGGAGTAAAGGATGCTGCCTAAAAAAGATGAGATGCTAGGTATACCTATCTACCGTTTCTATTACGATGATAATGCTAGTGTCTTAGAGGCAGCAAAGAAGTTAAAGTTTAGACCTAACAATACCAATTGGATTTGGGAAGGTGTTGATGACAGTGGTGACAGGGGAAGTGACCTCTACAACTACTCAGACTTCGCTGATTTATTCGCATGGATGCAGGACTGCATGGCCGAAGTTGCTGAAGACATGGGCATGCAAAACAAACTCATCTGCAATGCTGCTTGGGCTAACTTAAACAAGACTCATGAATGGTTCTTCGACCATACACATTACAACTGTATGATTAGTAGCAATTACTATTGCTCAGGTAATGCAGAAGACAAGACTCAATGGTTCCATCCCAATCCATACTTCCATTATACTAACATCTATCCTTTAGGTCAGTTTTCGGAAGACAAATACTTACTTACCTTCACTGAACCAACAGAACCTGGTAAGTTTATTGTATTTCCACCCATGATACGTCATCGTGCGTGGCCTAACACCAGTGAAGAAGATAGGATTACTATCGCAGCAAACTGGTTCCCTACTGGCAACTTAAATGCTGCTGGTGTTTCTCACCTTAGACTGGATGTTATACAATGAAAGAGATAGAAGAAAAGTTTATGACCCAAAGTAAGTTTGCCTCACTCGTAGAAGATAGGGTAAAGGAATCTAATGGTCTTATAAATTACATTGAAGCAGTCGCTTCAGTATGTGAAGAGTTTGAGATAGAAGTAGAGACAGTTAGTAAACTGATATCTAAACCACTTAAAGATAAAATCAAGTGGGATGCTCAACAACTTAACTATATGAAACGTACAAGTAGAGCCATTCTAAACCTATGACAGACTCAGATTTTTTCCATGCACCTGTAGTGCAAGAAGAACTAGAAGCAATTCAAGATTGTTATACTGAACTCTTGAAGATGTCTGCTGGTCTAAAGGATTTCAGTCCAAAGGAAAGACTAGACCACATTGAGAAGACATTAGAGTTGGTTGCCAAACAGAAAGTATTCTATGCTAGACTACAGCTAGCATCAAATGAGTTGAAAGATGATGACTCAGCAAAAGCAATTAGAGAGAACATTGAGAGGATGTCAGTGGAGTATGCAGAGGGTTTAAACCTTACCACTATCCTTGACCACATGGAGAGTAAACTGCGTCACTGGCGTGAGGAACTCCTGAAACAGGGGGTTGACAACGCCTAAATAGTATGTTACGATTATCCCGTAACACATACTACAATACAATTTCGGAGACAAATACGAATGTCATTTGCAAGTCTAAAGAGCAAGTCTGGTAAGTTCGCTAAGCTTACACAGCAGATTGAAAATCTATCCAAACCTCAGCAAAGAGGTCCAGACGAAAGACTCTGGAAACCAGAGGTAGATAAGAGTGGTAACGGTTATGCAGTAATTCGTTTCCTACCAGAACCAGAGGGTGAAGACCTTCCATGGGCACAGGTATGGAGTCATGCATTTCAAGGTCCTGGTGGTTGGTACATTGAGAATTCTCTCACTACCCTCAATCAGAAAGACCCTGTTGGTGATTTAAACAGGACACTATGGAATAGTGGTCTTGATGCTGATAAAGACGTAGCACGTAAGCAGAAGAGGAAACTCTCCTATTACAGTAACATCCTTGTAATTAAGGATCAACTTCACCCTGAAAATGAGGGTCAGGTTAAACTTTACAAGTATGGTAAGAAGATTCATGATAAGATTGCATCAGCAATGCAACCACAGTTTGAAGATGAGTCCCCAATCAATCCATTTGATCTATGGAAGGGTGCTAACTTCAAGGTTAAAATCCAGACCATCGGTGGATACTGGAACTATGATAAGTCTGAGTTTGATGTCCCATCTGTAGCAGGTGGACTTGAGGACGAAGCACTCGAAGCAACTTGGAAGAAGCAGTATTCCCTTAAGGAATTCACTGACTCTAAGAACTTCAAGTCATTTGAAGAGTTAGAAGCACGTCTTAACCTAGTCTTAGGTAAGACTTCACGTGCTCAGGTGAGGACTAATGAGGAAGATGAGGAATTACTTCCCCAACTTGACAGTCCAGTTGTTAAAGTGGCACCCCCAACCCCTGCAAAGTCAGGTTTTGGTGCTAAAGTAGAAGAAATCGAGAAAGGGACAGGTGAATCCCCAGACCTTTCTTACTTTGCTTCCCTTGCCGCTGAGGACTAATGAAGAAACTACTTTTGGCTCCCTTAATTGCCCTAGGATTCGCTGCTCAACCAGCGTCTGCCTTAACATGGGGTGAATTTTGGGAACCATTTGTAGATGACCATCATCATTCAACAACTATTATCCACTCAAGTCCTAGACCTCGGAGACCTCACTATGTGAGACCTCACCATGGTCACGGGACATATCATCAGCATGCAGAGGTAGATGGATTCACAAGAGGATGGCACCGAGTGGGACAGCACCATCACGATTCAAATCATTTTCCATCATACTGCATGAAGCTCACCAGATATAAGAGGTACGTCCCTGGTAACCACCATCGGTCAGGCTTCTACAAATACTGGACACAAGAAGAGCGTCACGCTTGCTGATATTATTTCGATTTCTGAACAATCAAAACCCCGCTAAAAAAGCGGGGTATTTTTTTGTCTGTCAGGGTCGGGTAAGTATTTTTACCTAGGATGACCCATATTGGTTAGTGGTCGTTGTATTGCTATCTGAAGTAGTACTGGTAGTTACTGTGGTACTACCATCTGATAAAGACTGTCCTTGTCCTATAGTTGCTTCTGATGTCGTAAATTCTTTGGACGAATAATCCGCAGCAGACGCAAATTCGATATTTGACGTTAATCCGATATTTGTTGAATATGTTGGTTTTACGCCAGTATAGGTTTCTTCGATAACCCCCATAGACCTCTTTGTTTGAGTTTCTATGTCAACTTCATCACCTGGTAGATATCGGACTAATGTCTGATATTCCTCAATGAAGCCTGGGATGTAATCTTCCCTTAGAAGGTAGATATTGCGTTTATACTCATTTAACCTATATTCTGTTTCGTAATTGGTGACAGGTACGACCAGATCTTCCTTTTCGACGACTGTTCCGTCATATCGCCTATATGTCCAATCTTCGGGTACCTCCAGTCCTGCTTTAACGACTGTTCTTCCTCGCATATCAGGAATTCTTTGAGTTTCCCAATGGTGGGTATCTTCGACTTTGGTTGCTCCATACTTCTGCTCACACATTTTGTATAATTCGTCTTCGGTCATAGGCCATTCAGAATACAAATTAATGATATTATTGACTATGAGTACAATCCAGTCATATCCCGAATTTCCATAATAATCGAATGCTACACCATCTGGTCTTTGGTTGTTTCCAATGGTATATTGTGAAAATCCCAGAATAACGTCATCTAGGTTTTCTCTGATTTTAATCCTTCTGAATAGGTTTTTCGCTAAAACATGAGGATCGACGTTATTGTTCCTATACGATGAGGAACGCACATAAACGTCTGGTAAGTAAGAAAAGTATTTTGACATTATGCGAAACCACCTGAATTGAATGGACCAAAGTCCCCTATGTTTCTACCTAAAGAGCGAGCACCTCTACTTGGTCGTCTGATACCATTCCTTGAAGGAGGATCCACTCCTGCAAAGGACTCTTTTGTGAGGTATGAAGTCTCTTGGAATGCGAGTGACATGCGATATGCTGAGGGACCAAAGTCCACCAAATCTTGTCCTTCGCTCGTTGTTTGTAGAGTGTCGTTAGCGAAATCTACTGACATACTCTTTAATACTAATTCGGTGGGGAATTGCATCAATAGATTTAACATTCCACCTCTAGCACCATTCTTAGGATTGCTTATCGTTTCACTTTCACCACTATCACTATATCTGACAATACTGATTTTGAAGAATTCAGGTATAGTCAACCATTTGTTCTCACCTGATACTCCTGGAAGCATTGCCATCCTTAGTGCATCAACAATCTTGTAAATGTCAGTAACGTCCTGACTGGTCTTTGGTACCAGATTGAAATTAAAGTTGTGACTTCTAAACCCATTGACTCCTGCAAAGATTGCTTTCTCATATGGGTTGAATATTTTTTGGTCTAATAGTGCTGAAACATCGTTAGCACTAAGGTTTGAAGCATTTCCAACCCCAGATAATCCAACAGCACCACTTATTACTTTACTAGCAGCACCAAATAACATGGCACTCTTACCAGACTTGGCAGCTTCCTGCATTCTCACACCAAAACCATCATCAATTTCACCTCCGCTGTCTATTATCTTTCCAGCTTCATTCAATACAGTCTGACCTGCGAAAC